GAAATGATACCATGGGAAAGAGAGATCTATATCTCACTCTTGATTAATCACTTGAAGGAAGAAAAGCAGAGACAAGACCAACAAAGGTACTAACATGGCAAATAAAACCCTATACGACGTATGCGAACAACTAAAGGAAAACAGTGATAGAAACACTGCGCTGTTGACTACACTCAACGCGTCCGTACTAAAGTTGAATAGCATGATGGGAAGCTTCCTTGATATTATGAATCAACAGCGCATGGATATGCTCGAAGCTATGCGTGAACAGAAGTCTGATAAAGCTGCAGCAAAAACTGAAAGCGGACAAAAGCCGAGTGGCGGTAGTAATATTGCATTGATTCTTGCTGGTATCGCAGCACTTGCATCTGGTTTTCTTGAAGGGATTAAAGATTCAATAAAGGCTTTAGCTAAACTTGCACGGTTAGATAAAGCGTTTGATGCTATTAAAGCAGCAGTACGAAGACTAGGCAGCGGAATGAGAACTAGATTTATAGCATTCGTGGATGACGCAATAAAAATAGTAGATGATTTAATACAGCCGTTGAAGACATTCTTCACCGCAGAAGGTGGCGGCGGTAAATTTATTCAAGGGCTACGTAATACATTTAGACAAACTTTCACTGGTGCTGCTAAAATCTTTGATGACTTAATTCAGCCATTTAAAACACTAATGTCTGGCGAAGGCGTAGTCGGTCAAAGAATCACTAAACTGTTTAACAGCATTGCTGACATTTTTAAATTTCCATTTGAAAATATAATTGATGATGTAGTGAAACCATTTAGAGCGGTGTTCCAAGCAAGTGAAGGACCGAGCGTACTTAGCAGAATCATTGGTACTATTACTCGTCCGTTTACTGCTGCGATTGATTTTATCACAGGATTGGTTAAGCCAATTCAAACATTCTTTTCTGCTGAAGGTCCAATCGCAAAAGCGTTTGGTATTATTAAACAAGCATTTTCTATTTTCAATGAAGGCTCTGCACTTATGAAAGGCTTAGCTGGAATTGGTCGAGTGATTGGTCGACTGTTCTACCCTATCACATTGATTATGACAGCCTATGATACAATCAAAGGTGCACTGGCCGGATACGAGGATGAAGGTATCATTGGTGCTATTCAAGGTGCAATCACCGGTCTTCTTAATTCGGTCATCGGTATGCCATTAGACTTGTTGAAAAGCGTAGTTGCATGGCTACTCGACAAATTTGGTTTTGATGAAGCAGCGGATGCTCTTGCAGGATTTAGCTTCTCTGACATTATTTCTAAAATTGTAGATACTATTTTTGACACATTCAAACACGCGATCAATGCAATCCTTAGCACTGTCGCCGATCTGGTGGACAAGGTTCCTGGACTAGGCGGTGTAGCCGAATCCATTAGAGGCATGCAGTTTGATACTAATGTGCAGGAACGAAAAGCACTAGACGCTCAAATTGAAGAACAAGAGAAGCAGCAAACTTATCTGAGAAAGACTTCAAAGACTCAAGAGAGAATATACGATTCGATGGAGAGAGCTGCTATGAAGGATGGAGTAATTACTCCAGACGAGCAGGCTAAACTCGATAAGCAAATGGGCAAGCTTGAAAGAGCATCTTCTGCATACGATGAAAATACAAATCAGATTGAAACACTGAGACAAGAAAGAGCAGCACTTGATGGTGGAGGCGGAGTCAATGTAGATGCTTCTAGTACCGACAATAGTTCATCCTCATCTTCTGCTATGATCACACAACCTCCTGGCGCAGTGGACGTTAACGATCCAGCACTGGCAGGCGCATAAAGAAAGGGGAGCCGAAGCTCCCCAATCCCAAACTACACCGGTCTTTAATGATGCTACCCAGACCATCCTGTGATCCAGCCACAACTCCGATATAGCTTTTCTCCTTTCTAGTTGCACCAACTTTTGCCCGAATCTAATTCAGCGGCTAGGCCTGATGGGTTGGCTGACCTAATCTTCGTTTGCCAAGCGTGCAAAGTATGACATGGTATCGTCATCCTCTGTCTGTGGAATAGTTTCCGCGGTTGGCATCGGAGCTGGAGCAGCCGGCTCATTTACTTGAGCTTCCTGCTTCATAGAAGGCGCTCCGACAGAAGCTTCTTCACCAAGAACACGACCTAGTTTTGCTTTGAGTTCATCATAGGTCTTGTAGTTCTTGGGATCGGTGAATTCACCGAGATCATATAGTTGGTTATAGACTGCTTCCAGTCTGGATTCGTCTGCATCATAGAGAGCAGATGCTGAGCTAAACTCTGACTTATCATAATTACGATACCCTTCAACATTACGAATTTTAAGTTTAAAGTCGGCACCCTCCCAAAAATCGAATGGGTTAACCGGCTGTTCATCTTGGAACGAAGGTTGCATCAAATCCATGATCTTGTCAAAGATTTTCTTACCGAACTTATAAATGAAGACTTTACCTTCATTAGCAGGATTGGATGGATCCTGCATAACAAGCACATTAGTTACGTAGTGCAGTCTACGCTTTTGAGTACGGGCTTTTTCTTTGTCTGACTCGATGCCAGAATTCCACAACCGAGAGTTGAGTTCTCCAACTGGATCAGGCTGACCAATAGAAGTAAGGCTGTTTTCGATATACCACAAACCGGTTGGTCCTTTAAATCCGTGGTCCCAGTATCTGACCCATGGAAGTTCTTGGCCTTCGGCTGCTGGTAGGAATCTGAGTACTGCATATCCATTCCCTGCCTTGTCAACTGTTGGTTTCCAGATACGATCGTCGACGTACGACTTTTGCTCACCACCACCGGTGGATTCTGCTGCCTGGATAAGTTTGGAGATTTGATCGCGATTGCGTTTTAGATTTTCAAAAGACATATATGTATCCTTGTATTGCTGAAATATTAACTGTATTATTATACAACATGCATATGTTGTTGTACACCATTATTTATCACTTTAATCAGCAAAAGCGCTGTCCAAAGTGTTTTGTCTTGGCAAATAATTTAAGGCCATTGCCTCGCCTTCAATCTTTCCTTTGATGACTGGCGAAATAAATTTCTTTACATCTTCAGGATCGATATCATTCTTATCGCATACATGGAGCACAGCTTCCATGTAAGGAATCTTCAAGTCAATAACAGTAGATTCAATTAGCTTAGTGAACTTACTCTTAGTGAGAAATTGGTTTTCAATTGTCATTTATTCTCTGCCCTCAACAGAACTGTATCTTCATTGATACGACCATTTGGTACGGCTGGCTTGGTTTTCAAACCATCCAATAGCTTGGAAAACTGACGTGGTGTGCATTGAGCAACCTTTGGCAGTATTTCCATAGGCTTCCTTAACGTGAGTGTACGAGACGCTTCCTTATCGAAGTTCTTAATGGTTGTACCACTCACAATAAACCCTTTAGGATCATGTGTAACGTATTCTGTCAATCGACGATACTTTACATTGAACACAATCAAACGAGCCTTACCGATAAAGGTTGCAGGATTGATTGATACGATCTTGAAATCTTTGTCATCCTTACGGTACTTGACTTTAGCAACCTGCTTGTCAATAGATTGTGGCTTCTTAGCACGCACCGTACGATTAGCTTTGGCTGCTGACTTGATACGATCAAGGTCATCAAGCATAGCCTTACATTCTTTAATACGGCGGTTGAGTTCAGGTCGCTTCAAATGTGAATAGCCCTCGACGGCTTGTTCACAGCGCTTGTGATAGGCGTCTTCATAATCTAACAACCATCCCTCAACCACCTGACGTACTGGCAAAGTGGCGGATCCACTCAGCCCATATTTACGGAATAGTCCGTAAACGTCAATCGAGGCTTTCTCACCTTTGATCCACTCGTCTTCAAGGTCGTCAAGTTCGACCATGATAGTACTAGCGATCTTACGTTGCAGACGTTGCTGAGGAGAGAGACTGACAACTTTATCGCTGTCATGCTTCGTCTGCAACTTCTCATAGTGTAGGTCCTTACCTGGTTCAATCAGGTCGGACAGCCTCTTCATCGAAGCATCAAACCAATACTTCGATCTCTCACATTCATCCAAACCAGTGTTATACCAGAAGCATGTTGCAGCATGATAGTAGCTACTTACAAGCTTCCATTCTGGATTTGCAAGAATGAATTTTGCCTCGTTCTTATTGAAACGAGCTTTAACAAACGTCTTGATCTGTTCAGCAGCATCCTTACGACTGACTTCGTTTTGGAAGTAAATCTGCGCTCTTTCAAAGCCGCCGTCGATTGGAACGCCGGCAAGACCAGTACGTCTACGAATTTGAACTTTCTTTTTACGTTTTGCTAGTGGCATGATGTCTCTCCTCATCAATAATAAAACTGAGCAGTTTTCCCTTCTTCACCTGACGTGGTATAGTAAGCAACATTGCTTCTAACTTTGTACCCCGCGAGTTAGTCATGCTCAGGACTTCCCAAATCTTTATTGTAGATATATTCTACCACAGTTCTCAGCAAATGTAAACCCCTAAAATGCATTTTTTTGAAAAAAGTTTTGGTACCTCCGGCCGGACTCGAACCGGCACGCTTAAAGCCACGGATTTTAAGTCCGTTATGTCTACCAATTCCATCACGGAGGCGACCATTACTTATCCATTCTAAAATAGATTACTTGATCACCTTGGCCATCAGTAACTGTCAAGGCTGGTTGTCCTTGAGGATCCTGCTTTCCAACGTAATGCCAAGTCATTCCGTCTTGAATGTTTTCTTCGACAGTGCCAAAGAATTTTTGATTGTCGTACATAAACATGCCTCCAATCAACATAATTGCTAGTGTCATGTGTTTCTCCAAAAGTTGGCCTCTGCGGGAGGATTCGAACCCCCGACCCACGGCTTAGAAGGCCGTTGCTCTATCCAGCTGAGCTACGCAGAGAAGTGTAAATATGTGGATAAGAAATACTTTTCTTTGTCTCCAACCAGACCTGTATGAGGGAACATCCACTGAGGAGGGAATATGACTAGAGTCCCTGGCTCAGCTTTGATCTTCTTATTAAAGAACTTTGTTCCACCACTTTTATTCAAATATACGAAGGCAGAAAGAAAACGTCTAGATGATGCTCTATCTGCTGCATCGATATGTTCCTTAAAATAACCATCAACAGGATACTTCTTCACCCTCAGCTGTTCGAGTTCTTGAATAGGCGGTAGGTAGTGTTGGCCTTTACTCTCCAGCCAACGACGATACTGATTAAAGTAATTAAGAAAAACTTGCACAGCATTCATCGTGGCTAGATTGTTATTTAGCAAAGTTGCTTGATCGAACTTCATCACATCGGTTTGAAAACTTTTATGAGCATTGCT